TGGTGAGCACTTCTATGTGCGTATGTGGACAGAAAGGGAAGGCGATGGAAAATATGAATGACTACAATGAAACCCCCTCTGAAACGGAGACTGTAGACATGAATGGCATCAATGAAGAAGTGCGTGATTACTTCAAGAAGAAGCAGGAGAAGGCTGAGAAGTTTGTCAACTTTGTGCGGGAGTTCTTCGACACAGACTCCTATTGGGAAGTTGAAGACTTCATCATTGTGCGGGCACTGAAGTGTCAGTTTGAGTCTATGATCAAAGACCCTGATTACTATGAGACGCCAGACAATGTTGCGGCTGATCTTGCAGCTATGGCTCGTGTCCTCAAGTTCTTCATGGTTCACACAGAATACGACGACTTTATGATGCGTGTCCGTGATGGCGCATGGCGTAACCTTGTAAATGGACGTGAACACTATGACAACCAAGATTGAGCTACTCGGTGTAGAAGAGCATGAAGATGGCAGCATGACTGTCTCTCTTGATATGGATGAAGAGGGCAAGAATCTGCTGATCAAAGAGGGCTTGATGGTCATCACCTTCTGCGGCATCTACAAGGTTGACCTTGATGAGGTAGGCAAGGCTATAGAGTTGTATAGCAGGCAGCTTAACCGAGATAAGCAACTCATGGAAGCACTGGATGAGATGTATGAATACTCGACATCAGATAAAGGCTGACATAGAAGAGTTACTGTGGGCGAGGGCTGCTATGGCTACTGTGGTATCTCGCCTATCCCACTGCAAGACTGACACAGTGAGGCATGGTAATGAATACCGAAATGCTTTGTTGCTTGAAGAGGCGCTGAACAAGATGTATTGGAAGATGGTAGAGGAGACAAAATGAGCAACAAAGAACTGTCGCTGCTGCGGACGCTGCAGTATAAAGACTTCTATGACGACAACAAGGGCATCCGCTGCCCTGATAAGTTGTTCTCTAAAGATGTGCGTAAGATCAAGCAAGTGCTAGACTACGCCATGCAACAGTATGAGCGAGACATCAGTCCTTCTGAATTGGAGGCACTATTCTTCGCTCGTAATCCTACGCTTACTACAGCCAACAAGCTGGTGTATGAGGGGCTGTTTCGTAAGCTGAGTCAAGAAGAGCCGCTAGACAAAGAAATCGCACATGAGGTCATGTCTACGCTGTTTCGTGGTGTAGTGGGTGAGGAGATCGCATCACTAGGCTTCGACTACATCAATGGCAATGCCTCTACTATGGAGCCTTTGCGTAGAATGCTTGACTATTACGCTGACGACTTCGTTCCCAACTTCAAGGTTGAGTGGGAAGACATGAGCATCAAGCACCTTCTTGAGATGAATGGGCTTGAGGCTAAATGGAAGTTCAACATCCCGTCGCTACATAGGCGCATTGAGGGTGTCAGCGATGGGCAGTTGATCTTCATTGCTGCTCGTCCTAACACGGGCAAGACATCAGCACATGCTTCAATCATTGCTGCAGAAGGTGGCTTCGCATCACAAGGGGCCAAGTGCATCGTGCTTGCCAATGAGGAGCCTGCACATCGTGTTGGTGCAAGGTATCTGTGTGCTGCAGCTAACATGTCAATGGAGGAGGTCAAAGAGAATCCTGCATTGGCTGCGTCACGCTACGAGAAAGTCGCAGACAACATCATGCTGAAAGATTGCACAGGCAAGGACATGAACTATGTCGAGATGCTTGTGAAAGCCTATGAGCCTGACATTCTTGTGATGGATATGGGCGACAAGTTTGCTATCCGCAACAGTGACAAGTCTGATGTCTACTTGAAGGATGCAGCCATTCATGCTCGCAACATCGCTAAGCAGTATGGCTGTGCTATCTTCTGGATGTCTCAGCTTAGCGCAGAGGCGCAGAACAAGGTTGTGGTAGACATGTCAATGATGGAGGGAAGCAAGACTGGTAAGGCTGCTGAGGCTGACCTAATGCTGCTCATCAGTCGCAATCCTATTGTTGAAGGACAAGAGGAAGAAGACAATCAGCGGCATATCACCATTGCCAAGAACAAGCTGAGTGGCTGGCATGGTGTTATCCATTGTGAACTGGATGGCAAGAGGAGTATCTATCGTGCCTGATCCATTTGACGAATGGTTGCAAGAATATCACACCTTCTTCCTGCTGAGGCAGTATGGTCTTGACACAAACTACGACTACCTTATGATCAAGGCTATATGGCAAGAGGGTATGAACTATGCACTACGTATTGGACGTAGAGAACACGACAACAACACGCAACGACAAGCTGCACCTTGATCCTTTCGAGAGCGGCAACACGCTTACCATGATTGGTATGCGTAGTGTTGACACAGACGACATGATCTGTGCTGTATTCGATCATGCTGAGGTTCCGCTTGAGGCTGAGCCTTCAGTGTCTCGTATGCTGATACAGCAACGTCTGCACAACACTACGCTACTCATCATGCACAATGCTCAGCATGATCTGATGTGGATCAAGGAGTCAGGCTTCATCTATGATGGGCCTATCTATGACACCATGCTTGGTGAATACATCATCAATCGTGGCATCACTCAGCCGCTGAGCCTTGATGCTTGTGCCCAGCGCAGGCAGCTATCAGTGCAGAAGCAAGATACGCTGAAAGAGTATTTCAAGAAGGGCTACACTACACGTGACATCCCTCTTGCTGAACTCACGGAGTATCTTGAGCATGACCTCAATGTGACACGACTGCTATATAAAGATCAGATGCGAGACTTCGCTAAGCCTGAGTCTGCGTCTCTGTCTCGTGTGCTGGATGTCACTATGGATGTCTGCCAGACGCTGACACGCATGTATTGCAATGGTGTGAAGATTGATGTTGATGTTCTTGCTAAGGTTAAGCAGGAGTATGAGCAGGAGTTAGCCGAGATTGAGGAGCGTTTGTATAAGCACATTCGTGAACTTATGGGCGACACTCAGATCAACCTCAATTCACCAGAGCAGCTATCTACTGTGATCTACAGCCGCACCCCTCTTAACAAGAAGGAGTGGGTTGATATCTTCAATCACGTAGGTAACGACAAGGAGTTCAAGCAGGCTGTGCTTAAGAACAGTCGTGTTGCATTCAAGACAGAAGCCTTGATCTGTCCTGCATGTCACGGCAAGAGGTTCATTCAGAAGATCAAGAAGGATGGCAAGCCTTTTGCTAAGCCTTCTAAGTGCAATGAATGTGCAGCACAAGGCTATCTGCTTCGTGAGACGCAGACAGTTGCAGGCTTGAAGTTCATGCCACCTGACAAGAAGTGGGTTACAGCCAACGGCTTTGGCACAAGTAAAGAAAACTTGACTGCCATGATTAACATTGCCAAGCATCTCGACATGAAGCAGGCTGAAGCCTTCCTCACTGATCTGCTACGCATGAGTGCTGTGACGAACTACCTCAGCACCTTTGTTGGCGGCATTGAGAACTACATGAAGCCTGACACTCAGATGCTGCATGTGTCGCTGACACAAAGCATCACAGCTACAGGCCGCTTCTCTGGTCGCAACCCTAACATGCAGAATATGCCACGAGGCGGAACCTTCCCCATCAAGAAGGCTTTCATCTCTCGATGGATAGGTGGCAAGATCATGGAAGCAGACTTTGCTCAGCTAGAGTTTCGTATTGCTGCCTTCTTGGCACAAGACGCTATAGCTATGCAAGAGGTTGCCACAGGCTTCGACGTTCACAGCTACACTGCCAAGATTATCACTGAAGCAGGGCAGCCTACCACAAGGCAGCAGGCTAAGGCTCACACCTTTGCACCTCTCTATGGTGCCACAGGTCACGGCAGGACTGCAGCAGAGGCGGCATACTATCATCACTTCATCGAGAAGTATGAAGGCATCGCCAAGTGGCATACCAACTTAGGCAACGAAGCCCTACGCTTCTACAAGATCACGACACCAAGTGGCAGGCAATATGCCTTCCCTGATGTAGTGAGACGCAAGAATGGTAGTGTCACAGACTTCACTCGTATCAAGAACTATCCAGTGCAGGGCTTTGCCACAGCAGATGTTGTGCCTGTCATCTTGATGGAGATTGAGCGTAGGCTGTTTGACTATCGTAGCTGCATCGTCAACACAGTGCATGACAGCATTGTGATTGATGTGCATCCTGATGAAGAAGATGCTG